ATCTGATAAAGCTAGATAATCTGTCTCTGCTAATAATCTGTTTCTTTTATTTCTTAATTCAGCCAAGGCTCTAGCAGGAGCTGCATCAGCCCATGCTTTTTCTTCAGCATCACGAGCAGTTTCTTCTTCTGCTGTGAACTGAACCTTAACTCCGTTTACATTATGATATCTTGGCATTATGCTTTTTCTCCATACAATGTAAATTTTCCTGACTCTATAGCACCACTAGAACTTGCTAATCTCATGTAATTAAACGCAGCATTGTATTCAAATACTGCACCTCCAGAAATTATGTAAAAATCACTACCACCACCATGACGAAATATATGACGAAAGTCTGCATATTTATATCCTGTACTTGTTAAACCATTTATTAAAATAGTTCCTGCACAGCCATCTGCACCATCATCTTGATAACCAAGAACTATTGTTCCATTATTAGAGCCTGATGCTTGTTCAGGACCTGAAGCAGAACTTGAAAGGTTATTGTAATCTTGTCCTTTTTTTGTGTTGCCTAAAAAATTGGAACCATTATCAGTAGACAACATAAGATTTAATGTAGTTTGGTCAGTTTCAGGAACGACTCTACTATATTTAAGAACATAATTTACGAAAGAAGATGTTATAATTGAATTATCAAAATTAATAGTATTACTGTCACTTGCATCTACTGTAGATAATTTAACTAGGTCCGTACCTGTTACTGTTCCTGTAAAGGGAAATGCTGCTGACAAATCTATTGAAGCAGGTTTTATTGTACTAAGTGCCATGTTTACTCCTTGCTATTTGCATCCTTCACAGACTTGATATGCGTGTACCAAGAACCTGTCTTATCTAATTTACCATCATTAATATCGTGATACAATTTATCTAATTGTTCTTCCCACGATAAGTATTCTCTTTTTCTTTTTAATAAAGTTGCATCTAAAGTTTCTTTTGTATTACCCGCAGTATCAAAAGCTGCTAACTGTGAGTCTGAAGGTTTTGCTAAACCTGATACTGACCATGTTGCAATGTAAGCACCTTTTCCATCAGAATCATCTTGAATTAATATTTTATCTTTTTCTGAATCCCATGTTTTAGAATTGTCTTCTAAATATAATTTTACTTTTGTTGATACGTCTGCCATTATTTCTCCTATGCTAATTTAAATCCTTGCCAATAACTTTGATTTGAATAAACATTATTACCACTACCAGATGTTGTTTGAACATAAGTTTCTATATAATCACTTGCACTTAAATCTAATATTGCATTATGATGAAAAGAAAAATCATTATCACTATTAGCATAGTTATATATATTTCTGTTCATACCGCTTACCGCAGAGCCATTTTTATAATATTTAAATGTATAATATCCTAATGAATTACCTATTTTATAATGTGCCATAAACAGATACTTACCTGCTTTACCACTTGGCACTGTGAATTTATTAGAAGCAAAAGCACTATCTGAGTCAAAAGTTTCACTATCCCATGTGACTTTTACAAAGGTATCATTTGTTAATCCAAAATTACTTGATAATCTTACCTCAAAATTAGGTGTGTTAGTTGATTTTATTAATGACACATCAACTCTTTTTATTGTTCCTGCGTCTGATACTAAAAGTTCATCTGTATCATCAGGAGCAGAAGCTAATTCTGTTTGTCCTGATATAATATTACTTGCTAAACTTGCAGGTACGACACCACTAGCAGGAACATCAATAGTTCCTACAGCCTTTGCTTGATGAACTACATAAATATTATTTGTACCAGAAGGAGGTGCTCCGGTAAATGTAAGAGTAGTTCCGCTTATGCCATACGCAGAGTTTGGGTCCTGTCTAACATTTTCTACAAAAACTTCTATGTCAAATACTGAACTCGGTGCAATGTCTAATGTAAATGCTGTTGTACTAGCATCACCACTAAATCGTTTACCTTGTAAAGATTGAAACTGATTGGTTGTATCTATAGGTGTACCAAGATATGCCATTCTAGGTTATCTCCATAATTGATAAAGCTATATCTGCAGCACCTGAAGCTGTTAACGAAAGGGTATCAGTTGTTTCCATAACAACTTTATTCCCTGACAATAATTCAAGTGTACCACCTACAGGTATGGGTGCATTGGTTACTAACTCAACTGTTTGGTTAGCTTCATTGTTTGCACCTGCTCTGTTGGAAGTATCTGATCCTAAACTTACTGTTGCAGTAACTTGTGTTGTTGTTGTGTTACCTATCATAATTCCAAGAACTACTGTTGTTGTAGAACTTGCTACTGTATAGATAACATCAGCACTAGTTACACCTGCTTTTGTTATCACTTTAAAAGTATTTGCCATTTACCCTCCTATCCTAATGCAATAGCTAATGCTGTTGGATCCTCTGTTGAAAATCCAGCACTAGATAAATATGTTTTTACGTCTGATAAAGCAACTTGCTTCATCGTTCCTGCATCGTTTGTGACGACTCTGTCAGCATCTGCTAAAGTTGTTGATGTGGCAGACGTGTCACCATCTAGAATATTTAATTCCGTAGCTGTAGCGGTTACACCATCAAGTATATTTAACTCAGCAGTGGTCGATGTAACACCATCTAGAATATTTAATTCCGCTGCAGTAGATGTAACACCATCTAAAATATTTAATTCAGCGGCGGTAGATGTAACACCGTCCAAGATATTTAATTCAGCAGTTGTGGAGGTTACGCCATCTAAAATATTTACCTCTGTGGCTGTTGCTGTAATAGCTACATCTTCATTTAGTTTTGGTGAAGTTAGTGTTTTATTGGTTAAAGTTTGAGTAGCACTTGCTCCCACCAATTCCTGGTCACTACCGTCTGGAAGTGTTAAGGTATTTGTAGCACCCGCCGAATGAGGCTGTGCTTGTAATTTTTGTGCGTGAGCGTTACCTGACTCACAGTAAAGTTTTAATTGAGCTCTTGAACCACTGTTGGTTTTTAAATCAATTACACCACCAGAAACTGTAAGATCGTCTCCAACTGTAAAGTCTCCGTTTGTAGTTAATCCTGTATCGGCAACGTGTGTGATGTTAATATCAGAGTCTGCACCAAATTTCAAAATAGCTGAATCTGAACCTAAGATTAAATCATTAGGTAAAGTTACGTCAGAGCTACCATCCTCATGCACTGCCTTACTAGCAGGCATTGTACAAAAAACATCTTTTGTTCCTGCACTAAAATTAACAGCACTATCACTATTAGAGCTAGATATAACTGTAGTTCTTGCCAGGGTATCTGGTGATGCATCTGTTAGAGTACCTAAACCAATTTCAAACTCCGCTGAACTTCTATGAACAATAGCATAGTAAGTGGTATTACCATCTCCTATTCCTGCTACAAAAGTTTCAAAATTAGTTTGTGCTCCACCTAAATTAATTGTACCTGTGCCAGTCGTAGTGGTGGTTTCTTTAACTCTGTCGTTTAAAACTAAAGCCATAATCTATTATGCGATTCTTAATATAGCTGTTGATGCACCTGCTGCAGGAAATTGAATTGTAAAATCTCCGTTAGTAGCAGTTTTTGTTCCCCCAAAATCTAGCACAACTACAAGTTTATCACTGTTCGTATCGTTGTAAATAACAGCACCTACCGCTGATAAAGTTACTGATGAAAAAACCTCATCTGCAAAATCAACAAGAGCTGTGTTACTCGCAACTGAAACGGCTTGACTATCTAGTGCATTTCCACCAGCAGAATAATTAGTACCTGAAGAAGAAACTTCATTAGTAGTAGAATATGTAGTGCTTGATGTGGAATATCCAGAGATGTCTGTGTATAAAGCTATTTTAAAAGTATTGCCACCGTTGGCAAAGTTATGCGTGCCAGATAAGAGTTCTGATTTGAATGCATCTGGTATTATATTAGCCATTTATCGTCTCCTTTTATTTTATTTTCGGTTGTGGTGATTGTATATCCAAACGAATTGCACCACTAGTGTATTCGTCTCTGCGTCTTCGACCTTGTTGTTCTGCCGCAAACGTTTGAAGTCCTTCTTGATAAGCACTCTCATACAGTTGTAACATATTATCAGGTCCTTTCAAGTACTTTAGAGTTTCAACCATACACCCATTGATAAGTAAATCTTGAAAATTGTTTGATAAATAAGTAGTAGTTGAGTCTGATGTGGTTATGGTGGTGGGCTGTTTTATATAAGCCAAAGTCACAGCATAAGCTACATCAGGAGTTGGAGCCACTACCCAATTATCTGAATCCCAATTAGCATAATATTTAGGAGTTCCATAATCACTAGAATTATCTGGATCAGGAAAATATTCAGCTAAAAAAGAAGAGTCAACTTGTTCTAAAAAAAATTGATCTGAAGTTGTAGGATTAGTTAATTGAACATATCTAATGATTCTAGTATCATTCGGAATAGTAACATATCTGTTACCTGCAGTTAAATCTGAGGTAGCATAAAATTTTGTATCATCGGAATCTACTGATCTAAAAATTCTATTTTCTACGTTTTTAATTATTACATTTAAAACTGTGTCTGTTAAAACATTACTATCTGTTTCAGAATAATTTCTTATATTTGTTCTTAATGTACTAAGAGTCATTGTCATGGTGTAATTGTTGCGGGGCCTGCTGATGCATCTTCCCCTCCTCCTTTTATGTTTCCAGTTGTTGCTGTGTCTGTATCTACACTAAAAGTATATGTGTTAGCATCAACTTTTGTTATTGAATATCCTGCAGATTTATTAATATTATTTGATGAAATACCATCAAAACTTAAAACATTTCTAAATCTAACTGTATCACTAGTAGATCTACCATGATTTATTTCTGTAACTGTTATAGTTGAAGAACTAGCACTACCTGTTTTAAAAGAGTTAATATTTAATAATACAGGAACAGAATTTTCTACTCTGTCTGGTCTTGAGTTTAATAATCCTTGAGGATCTGCTGCATGAACTCTTGGTTCAAGTTGAGGTTGTTTTGATTCATACTCTGATTTGTGAACTAAAGAACCATTCCACTCTCTTAACATTTCTCCATAAGGAAACGCCATACCACTTCTATCTGATATTGCTTTAGCATATTTACCTCTTGCAAAATTACCCATAATTAATTTGTAGGATAATAATTCTTGGGGCTAATGTAAACACTAGTTGAAGAACTATCCTCTGTTAAAGCTCTTTGTAATTCATCTTCATATAACATTTTCAAAGATTCAATTCTATCCGGGGCTATTTTTAAACTTAAGTAATATGCAAGTCCTGAAATCATACATGGTATAAAACGAAAAACTACATCGGTTTCATTTGTATAAACACTACCTACATCTTCTATTCTTTTTAAATAATAAAATTTTAATAAATGAGTAGACCCAGAAAAAGTGCTACTTGGTGTTTGATATAAAAAAATACTAGGTGATGTAGTTCTATCTACATAATATTGACTAGGTGTTCCTTTTGATAATTTAGTTGCTAATGCAGCATATGTTGATCTATCTATTTTTGTTAAAGAAGTATCTACAGGTGCTGTGCTTGTAGTATTGTTTCTAACATACGCTTCTAAAATTTCATTAACACCTGTAGGAAAATTAGTGCTATCTGTTGTTGCATTATATTCAGCCTGCCCTTCTACCAAAGGAACAGAAGCTAAATCTACTTTCCATAGATGAAGTCCTCTATTACCCCATTCTTGAAACATTATGTTTAAAGAACGTCTTGCACTTTTTAAACTGTAACCAGTTCTCAAAGACATACCACATCTTTCGTATGCCTCTTGAATTATTTCATCTATATCAAGATCAAAAGTTGTTGTGCCAGATGTAGCCATTTCAACCCCTAATAATTCTTAATCCACTCACAAATTAAAGTATAAGTTTCACCTGAAGACGCTGCTGAAGGTACAACCACATCTATATCACCGGTAAAATTACTTTCCTCTGGATTATTTATTCCACCAAAAGAACTAAAATCATAATTATCAGTTTCATTTAGTGCTAATAAAGGTGTCTGAGTACCTGAAGAAAGATCCCATTGAATTTGAAGTGGTGCTGTGACTGCTGCTGAAACATTAAACCAAACTTCCTTTAATGAAACTGTAGAGCAAGTCTTCCCTAATGCGTTTGTGTTCAAAGCGGAAACATCAACTATTTTTGTTGTTCCTCCTGATCCATCTGAAACATTGACGTAACTTGTTATAAGTTTTTTATCTCCGTCAAAAAGAGTTCTTGTAGTTACTGTATCGGCCATTTTTTATCTCCTTTTCAAAAGTGGGGTCATCACACCCCACTTCGAGTTAATTATTTTTATTGGTCTGCAAATGCAGGTACATCTGCACCTTCTGCGTAACCCCAAATATAGTAATTTGTACTATCTTTAGCTACAATGTTAATCTCAAACAAACCAGTGTCTGTAAGAGTTAAACTAGAGTTAGAGTTTCCATCAGAATAAACAGATACGTTATCAGCGTTAGAATCTAAATGAACAATACCACCAATAAAGAAATTAGTATTTCCAGGTGTTACTATAATTACATTTTCTGTTTCTTCTGCAGCACCACCATAAATAAGTTTATAGCTTTGACCAGCAACTGGAGCCGGTAAAGTAATCGTTCTGTTTGCTGCGATCGCAGGAACTACAAGTGTTCTTCCACTATGTGTTGCAGCGTCAAGAGTTTTATCTTCATCTCCTAATGCAACAGGTGCATCACCCATAGTAATAATTTCAGTAATTACTCCTGTGCTTGAGTTTTTACTAACTGTTTTAATTGTGCTTTCAGACCTTAAAGGACCTGAAAAAGTTGTATTTGCCATTTTATTTACCTCCGTAGTAAATTACATACAGTCTCTACGTTCGTCTGCTAGGTTCAGTCTGTATGTTGTTTTATATTCCTAGAAGGCTAAATATAAACCTTTTTATTTATAAGTCTATTTAAAAAATAAATGACTGTCATAGTCTTGGTGTCTCCATCTCAATTTTGCTGTGACTCTTTTAATTTTTTCTTGAATAGATTTCATTTCAAGAGTTTCTTTACCAGAACTAAGATATTGAGAATTCCACTGAGACTCTAATTTGATTTTCTCAGCGATCAAAGACTGTGATAATGCGATCATAATATATCTCCTTGTCAATATTATTCGCTTTTATTTTATACATTAATTTCCCATAAAGTCAATTGATTTTCCCATAAAAAAAGGGGCCATAAGGCCCCTTTTAAAAGTAGTTATAAAACTATTTATTAAGCACCCGGTGAACCGAAGATACCTCTGAAGTCTGAGAATCCGAAAGAATATCTCTCTCTAGCTTTATATCTTACATTACCTGTATCAAAGTCACCTTCCATTGTAGTTTTGATTGGTGATCTTTCAAAGTATTTAAGACCATTTGGTACGTCAGTCATAATGAAGAATGCATCTGTATCAGTTAGGAAGTTGTTAACCACATAACCTTGTGGAATCATTCCTTTTGATGCAACAGCATTAATATCATTATCTGCTGTTCCAACTCTATTTGCTGACTTCATAAGTCTTTCAGCAGTGAATTGTAGCTGTGAAGGGATAATCATTTTTACACCATTCGCTGCAATTTTTAATCCACGCTCATCTGTAAAAGCAGCAATATCAATTAATGCTTGCTCTAAAGATGTTTCTGAAAGATCAGCAGAAGTTGCTAATTCGTTGGCAACGTTACCACCAGATACAGTTGGGTGAGCAGTTGAACAAAGTTCAACACCGTCTCCACCTGTAAAAGAAGAATTAAACGCATTGTTTAATACGTTTGCTGCTTTTACCTGTTTAGTATTAGCCATTGAACGTGCTAATGCTTTTGTGTATCTAGCTGAGATTCTATCATACAAATTATCTTCAATTGCTTCTTCTGTAATTGAGAAAGCAAGAGCGATTGTTTCATGAGTATAACGTGAAGTATATGACTCTTGTGCATCATCAAATCCCACCGCTGTACCTTCTTGTTTTACTGCTGCGTTAGCAAAACCTGAAAGCATTACTTCTTCTTCAAAAGCTCTGTCTGAAGTTTCTTTTGTAAAGATTTCTTCATGTTGGTTTTCGTAGTTCTTGTACTCCAAGCCGAATAAAGCATTCAAACCTGGCTCTAGCTCTTTAGCTAATTGTTGTCTTGAAATGGCCATGTTCTATACTCCTGTAGTTGCTGGTGTACCAACAACGATTCCCATGCTGTCTGCATTAAAGTGTGTTGTAAATCTAACAATACATGGGATTCCTGCTGCTGAGAAATCTGCGTTAGCTGCATCGTCTGCCCAACCCATAAATCTTAGCATTAATCCTGCTGTAGTTGCTAATGTGCTTACAGCTAAAGCACCAGAAGATTTACCTGTTACAGTAGATCCACTTGTGCCGCTAGACATGTCAGCATTTAAAAATACACTTGCTCTTGCAGTAGCTTCGTTTGTTAATGATGCATCTGAAGCGATCAAAAATAATTGATTTGGATCGTCTGCTACAAATGCTTTAATTGGGTGATTTGAATCAGCCCCAGATCCCGGCCAGTAATTTGAAAAGACCGGTTTACCGGTTGTAGATGAAACATACTCACAACCCATAAAGACTCCAAGAGGAGCTACAGTACCACCGTCTGCTGCACCTACCAAACTGATAAAACCAGTTGATAAAGGTATAACAACAGAACCGTTGTAAATAGCTGTGCTATTGTCGTTCTTTATTTCGTAGTGAGAATATCCACCAACACCTGTACTATTAGAACCACTACCATTTTTAAAATATGGTTTTAGTCCGAATGCACTATTTGCGTTTGCCATAGTTATTGTCTCCTATTTATTAATGTCAAGTGGATAAGTAATTGTTAAAAAATTAACTTTTCTTAGTACCACCAAAAGTTACACGACTCTGCCTATCTTGATTGATTGGCATCGCATTGTGCTGTTCCTTCATGAGATCGTTTGCGATTGCATCGTTTCTGTCTTGTGTTTGTTGTTTAAAATAATCTTCACGAGACTTTGCAACCTCTTCAGGTATCCTAGCCAGCAATAGGCCACCAACCCCAATTACCCCAGAGTTCTTTCCGTCTTTAATAGTAGGATATTCAGAATTAGGATATTCATCCGCTCTTACTAATTCCCAACCAGATCTAAGTTTACCCATGATATTTTTAGTATCATCGTGACCCATAGATTCTGCTCTTATCCAACGGTGCCTGTATCCATCAGGCGCAGGGGGTGCATCTAGAGATGATGGAGGAGTCCAAACTTTAGGTCTTTCTTGTTTAACCCTAGTTTCGCTCGCACGAGAAGTCTTCATTTTATTGTTTTCATTTTTATTTTCCATATGCTTAGGCCTCCTTCGTGGTTAAATGTTTCGCATATTCTTCGAGTGGCACACCTAATTTTTTAGCAATTGCTACCTGTGAAGGTGTGAGTCTCACAGTTTTTTTGCGTCCTGTTTGAGCTGGACGATTTGCTGAAGCGACCGTTTGAGTAACTTTTTCGGTCGATTTGTTCTCGACATTATCAAATTTATGCGGGAATTCAAGTCTAATTCTTTTATCCACTTCTTGATAATACTCATCGCTTGTCGGATCATAACCTTCTTCTTCAGTTAATTTTTTATGAATATCAAATGCTGTATAAGTCATAGCATTATCTTTACCAAACCAAGTATTCTTTGCAGACCAAGCTTCTGCTTTAGGATCCATTTCTTGAGCAGCTTCTTTTATTGCTGTTGGATTTGCATAACCAGGTTGTTGAACAGGTTGTTGAATAGACCGTTGAACATTTGCAGGTGTTTGATTTTGAAGTTCTTGTGTTTTTTTAGCTTGAGCTAATCTAGCATTATCTAAAGTTAGTTGAGCTATTTCTTGTTGAGCTGAAACTTGACCTTCTACATCTTGATTATCTATTGCAGTTTTTAATTTAATTTTTGCTGCATCTAAATTTGATGTAACTCTCTTTTCAAATTCTTGAACATAACCTTGTGTAGAGGAATGTAAGTCATATTTATATTTTGCATCTTTTTCAGCGAGTACTGTTTTAGCATAATTTATAGCTTCTTCTTTTTGACGTTCTGCCTCTCTCATTTTTTTAGTGAGTTTAGCAATACGTTTATTAACGCTTTCGCTATAATCTTTTAATTCATCTTCTTTTTTAACTTCTTCTTTAGATTCTTCTTTTTTAACCTCTTCGGAAGAAGTTTGCTCTACAACAATCTCTTCTTTAGGTTCTTCTTTTTTAACACTATCTAAATCAACTTCAGCACCTTTTTCTTCGCCTACATCAATTAAATTGTGTTCTTCTTCTTTTTCTTTTAATGCTTCTTCTGGCATAGTTGTCTCCTATGTTATATTGCGTGAAGAATGTGTTCAGGATCTTTTACTGTCGCTAACACTTCATCATCGTTTAATATTCTAATTTCCCCACCTTCAATTTGTAATCTTGATCCTGCATATCTAGCAAAGATAACCCATTCCTTTTCTTTACACCAAGGACCGGTATTAAATTTTTCTTTATCTTGATAAGCTAGTGGACCAACTCTTAATACATAACCTGCTTGAACAGCAATTCTTGCTCGATCTAAAGATTCTTGAGCAATAATAATTCCACCTTTAGATTTTTCAGGCATTACAAAAGGTAATACTAATAATCTCCAACCTGTTGGTTGAGGTAATTTATCTATTTCAGATTCAGTTATATTCTGTGCATCGAGAGTTTTATTTTCTATTTCTTTTTTCTCTTCTTCTTTTTCTTTTTTATATTTTTCTTGTAGTGCTAATTTTATTTCAGCCATCATTTTGCTCCTTATTATCTAGCAGGTTAGAGATTTCCTGTTGTATGTCTTGTAAAGACTTAACTTGTCCTACAATGTATTGATATTTATCTATACTGTCAACACCACCGGACAATAAAGTTTCTGAACAACGTTCAATTTTATCTTTAATATATTTCTGTATTCTATTAATAACTACAATATCTTCCATTTCATTTCTCCTTTAATTAACCTTGTCTATTATATTTCTTCCAACTTCTCCTTTTGTGTTTATTTTTAGGTCTTGTATTTTTACTATGACCTATACTTGTTCTTTTAGGAGATGGTGTAAAATACTCATTACCTGTTTGTTTCATTATTTCATTCCAGCCAAAGGATTGGCTAAAGTTTTTTGTATTATATCAGTAATTTTTTCTTCTAGTTGAATCATATCTTCTTTAATATCTTTTATAGCAAATTTTATATCTGCTGAATTTTCTCGTGAGTCTTGCTTAACTTGTTGTTCAACATCTTCAATAATTTTTTCAACTCTACGCAAATCTGTGCGTAAATCATTTTTTAATTCGTTCGCAACATCACTTATTAAAGAAATTTCAGATAGCAACATTTGCATTTCTTGCATGATCATATCCACTTCTGTTTGTAAAACAGTAACTTCTTTATCAATTCTTTCTTCAATTAACGCTAATTTTTTATCGAACCCTGATAAATCTGGAGCTACATAGGCTGATACGATTTCTTTAAAATCGGTATAATCCTTATAGGCGACAAAGCCTCCATATAATCCTCCAATTAGTGTTGATAAAGCAACAAGTAATGCAAATATTTTTCCACCTTTAAATTTTAAACCCGCAAATTCAGCTTCCATATTATTCGTATTGACTGTCTATCATTTGATTCATAAGACCGTCACTGCCTCCAAACATTAAATATTGTGCTATGTTGTTAGTTGGTATCATTGTATCAGGTATTGTTTCGTTAGTAAAGAATCCTTCCATATCTACTAAATTGTTTTGTGTATCAAAAAAAGTTTTTGTATTACCAAGTATTTGCATAACAATTAAAGTTTTTATTTGAGCAGCGTCATCATACCTTGCCTTGTCGTCAATCTTTTTGACGATTTTAGTAGCAGCTTTTTCTTTCTTTGATATCTTAGGCTCTGATGATTTCTCTTCTTCTACCGTTTCTTCTAAATCTTCTTCTTTTTGTTCTGTTTGCGGTTGTTCTTGTTTTGGTTCCTGTGATTCTTCTTGAGGTTCTTCTGTAATCTCTTCTTCAGGTTCGGCCTCTACGACCACGATCTCTTCCATTTCCATTTCTAATTCCATCTCTATTTCTGTTTCAACCTCAACAATTTCAGGTTCTATTTCAGGTAAATTTATTTCAATTTCAGTTATTTCTAATTCTACACTTGCAACAGTTATTTCTTCTACAGGAGCTTCAATAGGCACAAATTCTATTTCTCCATCATTCATGTTTATATCATTAAATTCAAATACTTCTTCAACAAAATCTAACTCAATAGGATCAAAAATATTTAAATAATAGATCTCTTCAATCGTGGTTATATGTTGAGTAATAATTGTATTGATAACATTATAAAATACATTGACAGTAACGTCATCAAACATTGGACCAACGGCCATATTGATATCTCTACCACCAATCTCAACAATTATTTTATTTAATACACCACCGAAATCGAAAGTCCCGTTATAAGATTGGTAACCGGAAGATACTCCAGACTCAGACAAGATGTCAGTACCTGAAAAGACTGAAGTAGTTCCGTTAAATCCTGAAACGTGCATGTATATTCTATCTTGAGCATCTTGTTTATCTACTTTGATTGTGTATCTAACTTCACCACCGTTATCTATTTGTAGATCAGATATGTCAATGGTATTAATAAATGTTGTACCCATACCAGATACACCCATGGTTGAAGTGCTATTGCCGCCTCCTGTAATCATGGCACACTTATCCGTACCCAACTGTCCGCAACTATTACCACTAGGCATACTTGCAGAACCTTGACCACCCCAATCAACATCCATGTCACCCTCTTTGTTAGTCACAACATATCCGTTATCACCATCAAGAATATCTCCTGAGTTTTCATTAGTAACAGTTGTGGTTGTAGTAGTGACTGTGGTCGTAGTAGTTGTAATTATTTCTGTGCCTTTGTCTTCTTCAGAAATGTCAATTTGTGTATCTTCTGTGATTGTTACGCCTGGAGTACAAAGACCTTGTACGTCAGGTAGGCAATCAGCCTTAGAATAAAAGGAGGCCAGTAGTAATAAGGAAAAAAGTTTTAAACAGAGCAGCATTTTGTGCATCACTAAACTCCTTTGGTTCTGGTTTATTGGCGGCAATATATTCTGGTTTGTATCTACTACCGTCTGGA